AGTTATTATGCTGATAATAATTTAAAAGAATCATTATTAGAACAAGCTTCTGAACGTAAAAATATTTATGATTTAGCTAAAGCTTTAGGATATGAATCTAGAAATGTTATTCCTGCGTATACAACATTAAATGTTTTTCAGTTAGTTCCAGCAATAGGCTCTGGAACAAGTAATAGGCCTGATTATACATTTGCATTAACAATTAAATCAGGATTACGTGGCAAACGAAATGATGGACCTACTCAATTTAGAACATTACAAGATATAGATTTTTCATTTTCATCCTCACTAAATCCAACCGAAGTAACTGTTTATGAAAGTGATGATTCAACAGGCGAGCCTACATATTATTTATTAAAAAAACAAGCACCTGCAATTTCTGGAAATATAAAAACTACAACATATACATTTGGATCTCCTAAACCATATGATAAAGTTGTAATTAATGATTCAAATGTAATAGATGTTATTAGCATAACTGAAACTGATGGTGATGCTTGGACACAAGTACCTTATTTAGCACAAGACACAGTTTTTCAAGAAGTTCCAAATTTATTAGAAAATGATCCAGATTTTGCTCAGTATAGAGATTCATCCCCTTTTTTATTAAAATTAAGAAAAACTTCAAAACGATTTGTTAGTAGATTAAGAAGTAATAATACATTTGAAATTCAATTTGGAGCTGGTATATCTGATAATAATGATGAAGAAATTATTCCAAATCCAAAAAATGTTGGAAATGGATTACAAGGATTTTCACGAAATGTTGATATCAATATAGATCCTTCTAATTTTTTATATACAAGAGCATATGGCCAAGCTCCTTCCAATACAACATTAACAGTTACATATACAACCGGAGAAGGCATTCAAGATAATGCTCCAGCCAATGTTGTAACAGAAATAGAATTTGTAGAATTTTATGATGATCCAAATAGTACTTCAAGTACATCAATGACAAATTTTGTTAAATCTAGTTTAGCAATAAATAATCCAAATCCTGCAACAGGAGGAAAAACTGCAGACACATTGCAAGATATAAAAAATAATGCAATGAGTAATTTTGCAACACAAAATCGTACAGTAACAAAAGATGATTATATTGTTAGATCATATGCAATGCCTTCAAAATTTGGATCTGTAGCAAAAGCATATATTGTTCCTGATGATCAATTATCTCAATCAGAATTTACATCAGATAGAGTTCCAAATCCATTAGCTTTAAATTTATATGTGTTAGGATTTAATCAAAATAAACAATTAACACAACTCAATGACGCAGTTAAAAACAATTTAAAAAGTTATTTATCATATTATAGAATGTTAACAGATGCTATCAATATTTCTGATGCGTTAATTGTTAATTTAAAAGTAAATTTTGAAATAATTGTTAGAAATAATTATAATTCTAACGAAGTATTATTGCAATGCATTGACGTTTTAAAATCATATTTTAACATAGATAATTGGCAAATTAATCAACCTATAGTTAAGACAGAAGTAATGAATATTATAGGAGGAGTTTCTGGAGTTCAGAATGTAGTAGGTGTAGATTTTATAAATGTATTTGATACTAACTTAGGATATTCAGGTAATTCATATGATTTTGCTAATGCTACTAAACAAGGAATAATATATCCTCCATTAGATCCAGCAATATTTGAAATAAAATATCCTAATCAAGATATAAAAGGTAAAGTAGTAAATTTTTAAGGTAAACAATGTTTAAAATAATATATCCTTCCACTGATGCAACATTATATGAATCATTACCAACGTATAATACTGGATTAGATGAAATATTGGAAGTAGGAAAACGATTAAGTACATCAGGTAGCACATTATTAACTTCTAGAGCATTAATTAAATTTAATATGAATGATGTTACATCTGCTCTTTCAAAATATAGTGTTGATGTTAATAATTGTAAATTCATGCTAAAATTATATACAACTCATGCAAAAAATTTACCAGCTACATATACTATTGATGCAAATTTAGTTGGTGATGAATGGGATAATGGGACTGGATTTCAAAATTTAGATACTGCAGTAGTAGATGGATGTTGTTGGAATACTCCTAAATCAGGATCATTCTTTTGGACATCTGGTTCTCAATATCAATCAATAGCTGATACTAGTTTATATATTACAGGATCAGGCAAAGGCGGTAGTTGGTTATATCAATCAGGATCAGGTATATATAGTTCAAGTTTTTATTCACAATCATTTTTCAATCAACCAGGATTAGATGTTTCCGAATCATTTGATCTTCGTCCTACTGATATTAACATGGATGTAACAGGAGCTGTTATAACATGGATAAGTGGATCTAATAATAAAACAGTTCCAAATAATGGCTTTTTATTAAAATTTTCAGAAACAGATGAAGCAAGCATAAATGTATCAGGATATGTAAGATTCTTTAGTAGAGATACTCATACTATATATGTTCCTAGAATATTAATGTTATTTGATAAATCATCATTTGATACAGGATCTTTAAATGCATTTGATATTGATTCATATAAGATATATACAAATTTAAGAAAAGAATATAAAGATACTAGTGTTAATAAAGTTAGAATATTTGTACGAGATAAATATCCACAAAAATCTCCAACTAATTTATTTCCACAACAAACAGTAAAATATTTACCAGCTGACACATTATATTCAGTAATTGATGCAGCCACAGAAGAAATTGTAATACCATATGATTCGCAATATACCAAAATAAGTTGTGACTCAACTAGTAATTTTATTAGTATTGATATGACAGGATTAATGCCAGAACGTTATTATAGATTAGCATTTAAAGTAGTATCTGGTTTTTATGAAGAATTTATAGAAGATGATTTATTTTTTAAAGTTGTACGATAACATGTTAATAACAAAATTAAAAACATATCCAAAACATTCGCAAGGAGCACCGTATATGCCAACCGGACCAGCACCTAATAATATGCCAGCGCTGGTACAAGAAAATTTATATACATCAGGTAGTGAGTATCAATTACCAGATGGTACAGAATATATAGGATTTTATCATGTGCATCCAGTTACTGGAGCAATGGTTGGAGCAACTCATATTTCTGGACCACATGATTCATTAACACCAATTTCATCAACCGTTGTAGGAGGGGCATTAATACAACGTGATCCAACCCCAGGTATTGCTCCACCTGCTTCTCCACCATATGTTCCTACCCCAAATGAATTATTAGAATATGAAAAATATATTGTTAGTGGATCAACATATAAATCCAATTTAGAATTTATTAATAATAGAGACACAAAAGGAAATATTAGTTTAAATGAAAGTGGCAGCAATCAAGAATTATTATTTGAATCTATTGCTAATAACTATACAAATCGTTCTGTTGTTTCAGCAATCAATACACAATTTAATTACTTTAAATTTCCTGCAACAATAACAACAGAAATACAGGATATAGAGTTTGATGAATCTTTGCTAGATATTGATGTACAACAAGGAATATTAAATGATCCATATCAAGGATCATTAATTAGAAATCAAGCTGATCCAGGATTTGAACTATTTTTTGTACAAGGACTAGGAAAACGAAGTTTTCAAATTAAAGCTGATAGTATATGGGCAATTAAAAATGCATTACCACCATTTGCTAATATTAACGACGATATTGATGACTTAGATGCAGGAGAAAGTAATTATGATAATTATAACGGCGTTACAATTAGAAATGTAGCTGCAGGTATATTTAATGGTTATGATATATTAGACTCATATGGACCAGAAGATGGATTTGCTGAAGGAAATGTTTATGCAAAAATTAACGTTAGGTTGATTGATGAATCACAAGGAAATTTACAACTTCCATCAATTGCAATAACTCCGCCATATTTTGTAGAAGTAGTAGGGCCAAATTTTGGTAAAATTGAATGGAGTGATGTTACTACTGATACGTTTAATACACCTAATAATCCATATAAAAGTAGATTTCGATTTGCAGAATTTGATGCTGTTGAATTACAAGATAGTTTTATTCGTATTAATTCAAATTTTCCAAGTGATCAAGCATTTATTTTAGATCCTCCAAGGGAGTTAGCAGATTTTGACAATACATTTCTGTATGAGCCACCTGCAGATCTTCTAGAAATTGCTGCATATTTACAAAATATTTACAATGTCGATATTACAAACAAAGATGGTGCCCCAGGAGGAACGCCTGTTGATTATTTTAATTTTGTACAAGATGCATTTCGTGATTGGGCTAGAGGTATAGGAAATTGGGATATTCAACAATATGCAAAACATGATAATGAACCTAAAAGTTTTCTAGACGGATTAGATAGCCCAGGAGCTCCAGGAAATGGTAATTGGGGTGCTAACATAGACTATTATAAAATTACTCCTGGTAAATTAGGTGACGAAGACAATCAAACAAGAATGTATAGGATGCGACTTTCTGCACAAGCTTCACAAGGAGCTGGATATAATTATGAACTTTTTTTAAATGATACTAATATAACTAGTCAATTAAAAGATATTAATAATAATATAGCAACAGATTTAGTTGAAAATACTGTTAATCCTGGAGTACAATTTGAAGACAGTGAAAATGCAGGAAACGGGTATTCATTATCTTTTAATGACTTATCAAATGAATTACCAAATGGGATACCACCAAATTCTGTTAATAGTTTGGAAATAAAAATAAATACTGGAGCAAGTAATTCTAATACCGGAGATATAAATATCTATTTTGTCGGATTAAATAGAATGGCTGGTAATGATTCGTCAACACCAAACTCATCGTTAAATTCATGGAGTTTACAAGTTGTTCCAAATAGTATAATATTAGAAACTCCTGCTTCAGATTTAGTCGCAAGTAAGATATTTGATTCAAATGAAAATAATTCATATTTTAATGCAAATAAGTTAAAAAATGTAGGAGCTTTTTTTAGTGCAGGTGTATCATATGTGACAGATTGGGCTTCTTCAGGTGCATTGAATCTGAGTCAATATGATGTTTTTAGTACAAATTGGAACGCTAATACACCAATAAGATTTATAACAGGATAATATGATAAATCAATATTCAAATATCAATGAAATATTAGCAGCACCTAGCTCTATATCAGCACAACGATTCACAATTACTGATCGTAATACATTTCTACGAAACCCAGAACAATTTATATTTGCTAATGCTTCTTTAAATACAGATACAGAATTTCATGTGTATGCAGATCAAGATTGGATAACGGCTAAACATGATTCAGTAAATATTATGTCAGTAAATTATCTAGCAGATATTGTTGATAATGATGGCAATATTTTACCAACAAATTATTTGAAACGACTTGATATATTTCAACAATTTTTAGATTTAAATTTAACATCTGGTAATTATAGATTTATAATAAATTTCTTTGAAAATAAAATTGGTAGTTTTAATACTCCAGCATTTGCCATAGATAAAATAGCTCCAAATAAACAAGAAATAAGATTAAGATTAATTGACGATGAAAATGGCGAACATTTACAACAAATGGCAGATTGGGCTGGTAATATTAATCAAACCGCATTTAACAATCAACCTAATGAAACATATTTAGTTAATTTCGGCCGAAACAAAACTATACAATTTGTTAATAGTGTTATTATTGGAAAATATTTGTTTATAAAAACATTGGATCCAATTAACACATCGATGTTTAAAAAGAATTTTAAATGTTGGATATCAAAAGAAAACAAATTACCATATGTAGATTCTGTATCAATAAGTCCAGAACAGATCTTGCAAGAATTTAATATATTACAAAATGTCAATTGGGAAGCATATGACGAAGCAGTTGATTCTTCAGAAACATCATTAAAGAGTTGGAATGATTTATTAGGATCATCATTACAAACGTCTCAACAGATTATTGACTCATATTTCTCTGGATCATTATCTGGTGCTTCATTAAACATTGATTATACAGATTTTAATAATTTTGTATTTTATAGTTCGGCAACAGAACGTTTATCAAATTTTAAATATAAATTAGAATTACTAGAATATTACACAAAACAATCAGCTTCCAGTGCAGCTTTAAGTGGAAGTGTAGCAACAACTAATGCATCTGACTTTGATTCATTATTTAATAATTTAGTTGGAACATTTGATCATTTTGAAAACTTTTTATATTATAAATCATCTTCAGGATTATTTACACATGATATTCCATTATTAGATGCAAACGTATCATTTGTTACAGGAAGTTATATTTCTCCAGTTCCAAAACAAAATTTATATAGACCATATACATTATACTCAACTACTAGTAGTATTTTTGAAAATTGGTATTCTGGTATATATGAATCAGCTTCAATATATGATAATAGAAATAATAATAGGCTAACAAAATCTGTTCCAGAATTTATATTATTAGATGAACAAAACACGCAACTAGAAACGTTTGTTAACATGTTAGGTCATCATTATGATTTATTATATACATATGTACGAGATATGACAAAAATACATACTAGAGATGAACATCCATCTATAGGTATGCCAAATGAATTATTGTATTCTGTTGCTAAACAATTTGGTTGGACTCTAACTAATGGGCATCAATATCAAAATTTATGGGAATATATTTTAGGAACAACAGAACAAGGAATTCCTATAACTGGGTCAAATACTGTAGGAGAACCTTCTCTTCCTGGTAGAGAAATGACATATTCAGTTTGGAGAAGAATTGTTAACAATATTCCATCATTAATGAAATCAAAAGGAACTAAGCGAAGTATACAAGCATTATTGGCTTGTTATGGCGTGCCGCAATCATTAATATCAATTAAAGAATATGGCGGTCCTAGAATTGCAAGAAAACCAGTATATGAAAAATTAAATTTTGACTTTGCATTAGATTTAATAAATAATAATGCAGGAACAACTACAGTAAATTATAATCAACCAATTCAATCTGTAGAATTAAGATTTAGACTTGATGATGTATTAAAAAATCCAACAATTCCAAGTTCAATGAATTTATATTCTGTTGGATCAAATAATGTAACTATAGATTTTGTACGAGGAACATTAGGAACTATTAGTATTAATAATACAGCATCTGCAGCTATTGAATGTTATGATGGAGGATATTTAAATACATTATTGCGTAGTGGATCAAATGGTTCATTAGAAATAGTAGCACAAAAATCGAAATATGGAAAAATTATATCCACTGTATCTGCGTCTGCTACATCTAGTTTACCAGCATCTGGAACTGTAACATTAGGTGGAACTACTGATGGATCTAGATTGCAAGGTCAATTACAAGAATTAAGATTATGGACATCTAGTTTACAAAATGATCCGTTTGCAAATCACACAAAGGCTCCGGCTGCATATGATGGAAATAATAGTGCATACGATGAATTAGTTTTTAGAGTTCCGTTAACAGAAAAAATTAATCATACATTAACAGGTAGTTTAACAGGAGTACAGCCAGTTATTTCAACTATTTCTGCATCTTTTGCGGGATGGAGTACTGCTACACCATATGATTCAATTGAAGAAACATATTATTATGATGGTATATCTATAGGAGCTGGAACATATGATGACAATAAAGTTCGTTTAGAATCATATGAATTAACAAATTATTTAACAAGTACTGGTCGTGTATCATTATCAAAATATGATACAGCTCCGTTAGATTCCAATAAATTAGGAGTATTTTATTCTCCACAAACAATGATAGATGAAGATATTATTGCACAACTAGGATATGTAAATTTAGATCAATATCTAGGTGATCCGGAAGATTTCATGGAAAAATCATATCCAAAATTATTAAATTTTGCAAGTAATTATTGGAAAAAATATAGTAGTAAAAATAATATAAATGCATATATACAATTATTTTCATTATTTGACTTATCATTCTTTAAACAATTGGATCAATTAATACCAGCACGTGTTGATAAAATTAAAGGATTGTTAATTCAACCAAATTTACTAGAAAGAAGTAAAGACGCAATATGGAAACCAATGGAAATACGACATAGAACTTATAGTTCTTCTTTAGATATTTCTAAAAAAATAGAATCAACAACCATAGATGTACAGCTAAGTAATACTTCAATTAATATTACACCATCTGGAACAATTATTGATCCAACAGGAAGTCTTCAAGTACCAAATATAAATGAATCTACATCTACTCCGTTAAGTACTAATGTTAATAGTAATACTCTTATAATGACTGCACTTGGACAAAAAAATCATAGATATCTAGGATGTAAATTAACTGGTCCAGATATTAATATACCTACTGATAATTGGCCTGATGGAGCTCCTGTTATAACAAAAACAACAGTTTCGTATACTAATTTAACAACAAATCCAGGAAATCAAGGAGGTGGAGTATTTTCTGGAGGTAAAGATGATGAAATAGAATTAACAAAACAACCAGAAATTATAGTTAGTAATAATGATCCTTCGATAGAGACAGTTAAAAATAACCCATCATCAGGAGGAAACACATATAACGCCCCAGAAAATAAACAATCTTCTCCTCCGCCAACTATTACACCTACAAATAAAAGTAGCAATCAATCTGAAACCGGTGGTAAGGGATATTAATAACTAAAAATTTTTGATTATGATATTTATTAAAAATAAAGGATATAAACATGGGATACTTAGATAATACATCAATAACAGTTGATGCAATATTAACAAATAAAGGACGTGAATTGTTAGCACAAGGCGGAACAGCTTTCAATATTACACAATTTGCGTTAGGAGATGATGAAATAGATTATACATTATGGAATCCAGGCGATACAAGAGGTACTGCATTTTATGGTGATGTTATAGAAAATATGCCTGTTACAGAAGCAGTACCAGATCAAACAAAAGCATTAAAATATAGATTATTATCATTACAAGGAAATAATAAACAATATATACCAAAAGTAACCGTTAGTCCAGCAGCTCCTAATAATCTTAATGGCCAGGGTCAAACATTAACGTTTAATGTTGCAACATCAAATTATCCAAATTCAAATCTAACATTAGGATATACAGCAATATTATCAGATGACTCATTTGGAACATTGAGACCAGCAGCTGGCCAGGCATTATCAAATCCACCAGCTGTTTCTAGTGATCCTGGATCAATAGCAGTAGTAGGAAGAGGTAGATTTGATTTAGTTGTTTCTGCAAATCCATCAACTACAGCAGCAAGATCTGTTACAATTACAATATTTGCAAATGAGACGGGTGGACAATCTAGTATTGATATAACACAAAATGCAAGACCATTAGCTGCATCAACAGCAAATGCTACAGCTTAATGATGTAAAGAATAGGTAAAACAAATGAATAAAATAATTTTAAATTTAAAAAAATTGACAAATCAAGGGCAATCATTTCAACAATTAAATTCAAATACTGATGTAATTGACGGATCAAAAACAACAGTTACACAACCATTGTGGAGTGATAATCTAGCTTCATTATCAACATTTTTTACATCTTCGGTATTAACTAGTGCACAAAAATCATATTATGTAAATGTTCAACAAAAAGATCCAGCAGCAACAGGTTCTGCAGTACAATTTGCTATAGCATATGGTAATCAAAAGGGAAGTGGATCATTAAATAATGGTGGTGGAACAGCAGGTGATTCTCCTAGTAGAGCAATATATTCTCAATATAAACAACTATTGTTAAGTGATACTGAAAATGCATTTACATTTAAAACAGGGTCAGGTACATACACAACAGATTCTGTTTATATAATTAATATAGAAAGAGCAAGATCAAAAGAAAGATTAGATCCTGGTAATTGGGAACTTCCATTGCTAGGTATTGATTCAAGAGCAACATCTGCTACTGGTAGTGTTGCAACATCTGCAGTAAGTGGATCGTTTACATTAATTGATGACTCTTCAACTGCGGCAATTACTACAGAATTAGCCGATTCATATAATATTGTATCAGGTAGTATTGCAAATGGTATATTTAATTCTTCAGATCCAGTTTATTATGGAAAAGTATATCCACTATATAGTGCTTTAGTATTAGATGGAAGAAAATTAGATAAACAACTAGGGTTTAGAACTAATACTGGTTCTAATTCACAAGGAAATAATCATTATGCATTATTTCATTCTATATCTGGTTCAGCAGCTGCAGGATCTGGATCATTTACTGCTAGAAATAAAGAAACTGTTAGTAGCACAATTTACTTTGTTAGATTAAATAATGCAGATTATAATTATTCAAATAATCCATCATATGTAACAGGAAGTGATTATCAAATTGCAAATAGTGGATATTGGACAGATCCAGTATCATATATTACTACGGTTGGCTTATATAATGCAAATCAAGAATTATTAGCAGTTGCAAAATTAAGTAAGCCTATTCAAAAAAATAAAACATCAGAATTAAATATACGAGTTAAATTAGATTACTAATTATTCATATGAATTTAACCCTGTTATATTTATATTAAAATAGCAGGTTTATACTATTATGTCGACAATTTCTAATTATCCTGGTGAAACAGTAAAAGCGTTTAAAAAAATTAAGTCTTCTGATTTAAAATTTAATCCAATGCAACTTAATAAAACGTTTACACTACTATCTGGTAGTACTGATGAATATACTCCTTTACAAGCATATTATTCGGCAACTATTCCACAAACATATACAACTGGTGAGAAAAATATTGACGATAGTTTTAAAAATATAATATTTAAATCAATTGATCAATTATTTTACAAACATGAAAATAGTGTATTATATCAAACATCTTCTATTTTTAGTATCCCGCAAAAGAAAATGGGACAAAAAATTAAATCAGATTCATTTACTTATTCTAGCGGATCCTTGAATTTAGCATCAACAAGAAATGGCGTTATTTATGACACAAATATAGTTACAGGATCATTTCCAGATACATTAGACTTTTATGAAGGATTTAATAATTATTTTAATACAAGATATATAAAATATACAAATATTGAAAATATAACATATGTTGATGGAGTAACTACATCTAATGGATCGCAGTTGCCAATTGGATTATCTGCATTATTTTCTGGAACTGGTTATATTGAAACAACAATAAATGGTAGTTATGACAAACAACATGATTATGCAATATCATTTTTTATATCTGGAGGAAATAATACAACTTCTGATGAATTAATATTAGGTAAATTAAATTACACACAACAACAATATCCATTTAAAATAGAATTAAGTGGAAGCAATCAATTAAAGTTAGGATTTGGTACAGGTATACAAGAATCATTTATTTCTTCATCTACAGAAGTATCTTCTTCTTGGAATCATATTATATGTCAAAAAACAGGTAGTGAATTACAAATATATATAAATGGCACAAGACATTCAACAGAAAGCTTTTCAGAATTAAATGATAATTTAAATACCTATATTACACATCCAGTAAATATATCTAATACATCTTCACTGAAGATAGGCGGATATGGCGCCAATACATCTAGTTTACAAGGATATCTAGATGAAATTAGAATTTATAATAAAGCGTTAACAACATCCGAAATAAGCACGTTAAAGGATCGTAACGAGGGTGGAGGAATGTTGCAAACTAATGTAGTAGGACAAGTTTTTGATAAAAAAGGATTCATTGTAATATCAACACCTGATTATCGATATAACAACTTAATAACATCACAATATACTGCAAGTTACCAAAGTACTATTACATCATATGAAATGTCAACATTGTGTAGAGTTAGATCTGGAGAATTTAATGTAACTAGAAATCATTCGGTATTAACAGAAGATAATACGAGGTATTTAAATTATTTAACAGGAAGTAATTTTTCACCATATATAACAACGATTGGATTATATGATTCATTAGGACAATTGTTAGCAGTTGCAAAACTAGGACAACCTATTAAAAAGCGATCTGATGTCGATATGAATTTCTTTGTGCGATTAGATTTAGATGTTAAAAGACCAATATTCATTGAATCAACCGGAAGTTTGCAAACAACAAATAATGTGGCCACAACATCAACTCCAACTATTTCTGTTCCTGTTGCAACTACAACTGTTGTAAGTTCTGGAGGTGGAGGAGGATATTGATGATTAAACTTAAAAAAATAATAAATGAAATAAGTATTGATAGATCAGATCAATTGTTATCTAAAATTAAAAACAAACAATTTAAATTTTTAGATAGTGGCGATAATGGAAAAGTTTATGAAATTGACGGAGAAGATTTGCTATTTAAAACAACAACAGAGCCAGATGAAAAAGCCGTAGCAGATGTTATTGTTGGAAGATTTGGAGAATTTAATGCATTTATTCCTGTACATTATAGTCATGATACTAAAAATATGTATATCTTAAATAAAGCAGATCAATTATCTGATGGAGAAAAAAAAGAATTGGAAATGTTTTATCAAGGATTTAAAAATTACATGAGACAAGAAGGTCCTAATGTAACTGTATTTAATTATCTAGATACAGAAGAAACAAGAAATTATTCTGCAAAATTAATTAATTTTTTACGAGCTTTACAACAACAAGTTAGAAAAACCAATATTGGAGATTTAGATCAAACAATAGATTTCAAACCAGACAACATAATGAAATGGAATGGAAACCTTGTAATGATAGATTGGTAATATTTATATAAAATGGATTCGAAAAAATATATAAAACAAATAATATTAGAAGAATATTACAGTTTACTATTAGATCATATTTTACTACCAGAACAACAAACTTACCGATACAGTAAAATTGAAACGCCACCTGATGAATTAGAAAAACTTCAAAAAGCTGCTGATGCACAAAAAGAAAAAACTAGACAGAACATAATAAAATTTCTAACTGATCCAAAAAATAGTGAGGATCAATCTAATGATGATACAACAAAATATTCTCCAACAGATGATGTTGATCAAGCAATGAAAGAAGTTCCTAAAAATATTGTAAAAAAATTAAGCCCTATGCGAATTACTTCAGATAAGACGTTAAAACCTGGTGTTCCTGGATTTTCGACTGGTGGTTTATATAAACAAGATTCTGAGATTGATGGAGATTATGCTCAAACAAAATCATCTTTATTAAATTTTTTAGCACCGTTAAAAGATACTATACGAATCAATTCAGCAAAACGAGAAGACATATATGCTAAGGGTGACAATATAAGTGATCATTGGCAAGGAAATCATGCTGCATTTGGCATAGATATTGGATTACAAAAAGGAGGCATACATGTTTCAGGTGATGTAATAGGAGATGAGCTAGGCGATCAAATATTTAAAGGTCTTATGACAGCATTAAAAATACCTCTACCTAAAGATGGCCAAGGCGGGGTCTTTAATAGAAGAAGTGGTGGATTTAGAATACAAGTAATATGGAGATCAGAGAAGCATTATGATCATATACACATAGGATTAAAAAATGAAAAAGCATTTAATAGTCCTAAATTTACAAAACAAAGAAGAAAATTTCTAAAACAATTAGAAAGTTAAAAGGTTATAACATGAAGAATCATTGGCATTCCAATAATAAACAACGCCAAGCGGCGTACAAATATGGATATAGATCTGGATTAGAATTAAAAGTAGCAGATCAAATAAAAGAGGCAAAATATCCAGTAAATTACGAAAAAGAAACATTGCATTACATAGTTCCTCAAAAAAATTCAAAATATACTCCAGATTTTATTTTCACAAAAAAAGACGGTAAAACAATGTATATTGAAACTAAAGGTAGATGGACTAGTACTGATAGACAAAAAATGAAAAATGTATTAGCTTCAAATCCTAATATAGATTTACGAATAATTTTTCAGAATCCAAATCAAAAAATATCAAAAGGATCTAAAACAACATATGAAGCATATGCAAAAAAATTAGGTATACAACATGTTGCAAAAAAAGATATGCCAACTGAATGGTTACAAGAATGTTGCAAAGAAGGCGAAGATCCAACTTTAATAAAATTTTTCAATTAAACGATTGGATTTTTCATATTAATTTCTTATTATAAAGAAAAAATATAGATATGAAAAAGTGTATAGTATTAGCATTAACAATTTTATTTTCTAATGCAAATTTTAGTCAATGTGTAGACGCATTAGGTAATCCTTGTAATCATGTTTACAACAGTGGTCAATTGCCTGAGTTTACATTTAGAACTTTTAAAAATAATAGAAGTAAAAATCGATATTATAAATTAGTTGCAAAAGTTCAAAAAGTATATCCATATGCCAAAATAGCAGGACAGCGATTGAAAGAATGTGAAATGCAACTTGCGGCTATGTCAGAAGAACAAAGAAATGTTAATTCTAAAAAATATTATAAACTTGTTGAAGATCAAATAAAAGCTGAATTTGATAAAGACATGAAACGATTAACTGTTTTTGAAGGACAATTGTTAATTAAATTAATTGATCGTGAATGTTCTAGAACAGGATACATATTAGTAAAAGATTTACGAAACGGATTCGTAGCATGGGGGTATCAGCAGTTTGCTAGAATATGTGGTACCAATTTAAAAAAGTCATATGATAAGCATGGTGATGATTCTTTGATTGAAGAAATAATACAAGATTTTATTATATAGTAATATATTTATTAATAAATTGGAATTAATACTATGAATAAATTACAAGAAAATATGCAAAGATTTCGCACAAAAAATCTTAAAGAAGGAGTTTTTGATATAACAAAATTAGCTTTTCGAAAAAATAAGATTAAAGACATAATATTAGAAAAAGATCCTAATAAAATGTTACAAAAATCAAAAACGTTAGTTAACGATCTAGGAGGATCAGACGAAGCTGCTGAAACTGTATTAGGAGCATTAGAATCTACAGAAGACTTAATTCCAATAATTAAAATATTGATACCAGAGAATCCAGAACCAGTAGATAATAAAATAATGAAAAAATTAATAAAATCTTTGGCACCTAAACGTTATAATGAATTATATCCAAAATTAGTAAAATTGATGAAAGCTTTAAATTTAAATTTTATATAATTAATTTGGATCTTTGAAAAATTTTTATTATTTTCTTAATGTAATTAATAAAAAGATGAAATCGTTTAATGAAATTATTTATTAAATGATGATTCGTTAGACTAATTTATTGTGTCTAACCAGTATTATATAATAGCCAATCCTTTTGATCTTTCAGGAAATTTTCTTATAATAAATTATATGAAGAATCTTAAGTTACTTCAATTAATAGAATCTGTTTTAGGTAAAGGTAAACCTACATCCGGAGATAATATTGCATTTTTTTCTCCGTTTACATCTCATTATAAGCCTAAACTAGAAATTAATTTAAACACAAATCATGAAGGCCAAAACCCATGGCATTGTTGGATATCTGATAAAAAGGGTAGAACAATACATTCATTATTCAAACAATTAAATCTTCCAAAAGATAAATTTGAAAAATTAGGAAAATTAATTGAACGAACTAAGTATAGAGATAATTCAAACAATAAAAAACAAATTGAAGAAACTATACAATTACCAGAAGAATATAAACCACTTTGGTTGGAAAGAAAATCACCTGACTATAAAAATGCAATATATTATCTACAAAAACGTGGAATATCAATATTTGATATAATTCGTTATAGAATAGGATATGCTGAAAGAGGACCATATTCTGGAAAAATTATTATTCCTAGTTATGATTGCGAAGGACAATTAAATTATTTTGTATCAAGAGCATTCTATGAAAATGATCCATATAAACATAAGAATCCAAAAATTTCAAAAGATATTATAGGATTTGATATGTTGATTAATTGGAATGAACCTATTATATTATGTGAAGGAGCATTTGACGCTATCACTATAAAAAGAAATGCAATTCCATTATTTGGCAAAATGATTAATCCTAAACTTCGAATAAAAATTATCGAAGAAGGAGTACAAGAAATTTATATATGTTTGGATCAAGATGCATTAACAAATGCAAAACGAATTGCCCAAATATTTTTACGAGAAGGTATAAAAGTTCATTTAGTAAAATTAGATTCTGAAGATCCTAATGAATTAGGATATAAAAAAATTATTGAAAAAATTCAAGACACGTATCAATTTTCGTTCGAAGAGTTGATGCAAATGGAAATAGATTCACTATGGAAATAAAAACATTAAAAACAAATATCAAATCAATTGACAAAATATTTCATGTATCTGACATTCATATCCGAACATTAAAAAGGCATAAAGAATATCAAGAAGTATTTGATACATTATTTTTACATATTGCACAACATGCAACAGATTCAAGCATTTGTGTAGTAACTGGAGATATTGTACATTCTAAACTAGATATGTCTCCGGAGTTAATTAACATGTTAACTAAATTTTTTAATGGATTTCAAATACCTACAATTGTTATATTAGGTAATCATGATATGAATTTAAATAATTTATATAGATTAGATGCTATATCACCAATATTAGATGTTATTGATAATGACAACATTTATTTTATAAAAGAAAATGGATTATTTAGTTTTGCAAATGTTGTATTTAATCATATGGCAGTTGATGTTGCTCCTAAAGATTATATTCAAGCCAAAGACTTTGATGCACATTATAAAATAGCTTTACATCATGGAGCTGTACATAATGCTAAAACTGATATAGGATTTCAAATTTCTAATGATCATGTTACAACAGATTTATTTGCAGGACATGATTTAACACTGTTAGGAGATATACATAAACCAGCTCAATTTTTAGATCAAGAAAAAACAATTGGATATCCTGGATCATTGATACAACAAAATCATGGAGAAGCATTAGATCATGGAATATTAGTATGGGACTTACCAGATCGTACATCAGAATTCATAGAAATACAAAATGATTATGGATATGTAACATTTGAAGTAGATAACGCAAAAATTATTAATTCTCCACATCGAGTACCAAGAAAACCAAGAGTACGAATTAAATTTAGTGATACTGATGCATCTGATATTAAAAAATTAATTGCAACAATACGAAAAAAATACAGTGTTCAAGATATATCTATACAACGAAGTGCAAATCACATAGAAAGCAATCAGAATGGATCTATTGCTATTGGTAATGTTAGAGATATTGAATATCAAAACAATTTAATAACACAATTTATTGAAGAAAATCATCCTGAAGCTGATAAAAAAGAATTAGATGCAATACGTCATATTAATAGATCAATAAATTCCAAATTACCTGTTTTATCTTCTGTAAGAAATGTTACATGGTATCCAGTATCATTTGAATTTGATAACATGTTTTCATATGGTGAAAATAATAAAATTGACTTTTCTAAATTAAAAGATGTAATAGGATTGTTTGCAGCTAATGCATCTGGCAAATCTTCATTATTAGATGCAATAACATATACAATATTTGATAAGTGCAGTAAAACAAGCAAATCAAAAGAAGTTTTAAACAATAAAAAATCTACATTTAAAGCCGTATTTAAATTTAAATTAAATAATAAATTATATACAATCGAACGTGAAGGCATAACATTAAAACATGGCCATGTTAAAGTTAATGTTAATTTTTATAATGAAGATGAAAATTTAAATGGCGAAGAGCGAAGTGATACAAATAAAAGTATTAGAAGATATTTAGGAACATATGATGATTTTATTTTAACTGCATTTTCATTGCAAGCAGATAATAATAATTTTATAGAAAAGTCTCAACGTGAGCGAAAAGATTTGCTATCACAATTTTTAGATACTACCGTGTTTGAGCAGTTATACCATTTGGCTTCAGAAGAAATAAAAGAAACTTCTGGTAAATTAAAAGAATACAAAAAAACAGATTTTGGATCTATTATCAAAGAGTCAGATGATATTATTATAGAAAATCAAGATACAATTATTGAATTAGAAGAATCAGATAATGCGTTTCAAGAGTCAAGAAATAAATTACAAAATGAAATTGTAGAATTAATTGAATCAAAACAACCAATGTCATATGAAGGTCCTGATATTGAAGATTTACAAGATACACAAACATATTTGGAAGAAGATATTGAAGAACTACAAACAGATATTGAAGACTTAGAAGATACAATTGAAATATTAAATAGTCGATGCAACGTTGCATCAGAATATGACTTTCAATCAGATATTAATGTTCTTAACATAAAAAAAGACAATATTAATAAGTCTATAGGAGAATCTACTAGATGGATACATAGACATCAATCAGAACTTACATATTTACAAGAAAAAATAGATAATTTAAAAGATCACGAATATGATCCAGATTGTAAATATTGTGTTTCAAATATATTTGTAAAAGAAGCCGAAGAAGCAGAAAAACAAATTCCAATACAAGAAAAAAATTTATTTAAGGAAGAACAATCTCTACGTGCTTCAAAATTTAAACTAAATCTTATACAAACTGAAATAGACAAAATTCAAGAAAAACAAGATATTAGAAATAATTTAGATAAACAAGAATTGCAACTACAAGTATTAGAAAGTGATATGCAAACAAAAGAGTCTGAATTAGAAACTTGTTTGGAAAGACAAGATTTATTTCGAAAGAATGAGTCTGCAATAGTTCATAATAAATCTATAGATAAAAAAATAACTGTTAAAAAAAGACTAATAACAGATATTGCAACTACATTGAAATCAATTACCGATCAAATTAAATCTAATCATGGAGAAATTGAAGTTGCTAAAACTAAAAAGAAAACTGCTTTAGAACAATTAGAAACATATAAACAATTAGAAACAGAATATAAAGCATATGAATATTATTTACAATCTGTTAAACGTGATGGAGTTCCATATGAATTAATTAAAAAAGCATTGCCAAAGATTGAAACAGAAATAAATAATGTTTTAAATCAAGTTGTTGATTTCAATATGGTGTTGAATACAGATGGTAAAAATATTAACGGATATATTATATATGACGAAGATAATTTTTGGCCATTAGAATTAACATCAGGTATGGAACGATTTATTTCTTCATTAGCTATTCGTGTAGCATTAATCAATGTATCTGCATTACCAAGACCAAATTTTATAGCAATAGATGAAGGATGGGGTAGTTTAGATAGAGACCATATATCTTCTGTTACAAATTTATTTGAATATTTTAGAACAAAATTTGACTTTTCAATTATCATATCACATGTTGAATCTATGCGAGATATGGTTGATAATTTAATAGAAGTAAATAAAATAGAAAATTTCAGCCAGATTCAACATACTTAATATTTATAAAAAAAGAATGTTAACGTATGAAGAAAATAACTTCAATAGTTCGAAATCTTGATCAGCTAGATACATATATTACAGATACATCTGCATTATCTTCTAATATATTTAATTTAACTTTTTTACCAAATGAATTTACATTAGGAAAAAATTTAATAAAATTTAAAGGAGTTCCAAATGTATTTCAGCCAGGAACTGAGTTATTAATAGAAATACTAGATTCAAATAGAAATCCTATATATAATGAAATAATAAATGTTATTGAATCTGATCAATCTAGAGTAGTAGCAGTTTATATATATGATAATACATTTAGTGGAGATTGTACAATAACATTTGCTGGTACTTTACAATCTAATAACAATGTAATAATACCATCTACTTGGTCAAATATTATTAATACAAAATGGTCTGTACAACTACCTGTTAATACAAAATCAGTTAATACTTCAGAAATTTTATTTGATTCTTTAAATTTACCAAATGTAACTATTGAAGAACAAATTGGTGTACGATTAGATAGATCATATGAAAGTAATCAACAATTTCCAACACAAACAACTGGATTAATAGAATTTGAAACCTCAAATAATGTACCAGTTGCAAAAATTATTGGAGCAGAATTTAGACCAGATATGGTAGGAGGAACATTAACTATTACATCTCCTGTTAATCCTACTCCATTACCTACAGTTCCAACTTCGTCTGTAAAATCATACTCATCAAAAATTCAAAAAGTACTAAGTAAAGACTTCATCCAATTGGAAAATAAATTTCTTTTCACATTAAGTCAAAGTTTAGCACAACATCAATATACAAAATTTGATGCATCGTCATATTCTATTTCGTACGAAGCTTCACCAAATTATGCAGCTACACAACA